GTTAGCGCATTGATGTACAACAAACGAGCTCCGGGTGTTCCAGGTCCTGTAGCTATATTCTCCATGCTAGAACCTCCTTTATTAATCCTTATACCTTTACCAGTCATTGCAGCACCCGCCGTAACGGCAATATCTATTTCAATAGCATTTCCAATAGTCAGTGGTCTTGCATCAATTCTCATATAGTCACCAGACAAAAAAGTAGTACCATCTGGTAATGTACCATCTAAAAATAATAGAGCTTTAATATTTGTTGCTCCCACACCATCATTCGCTGGATCAGTTACAGGTTGAAGAAGTGTAGAGCCTTTAACACATAACGCATTTCCTACTTGTCCACCCTGAGCGGATGTTTGCGCATTTGTGTTTTCTACCGTCAGTGGGCAACAAACGGCCCCATCCGCTTTAATTACTGTACAAGACAATACAGTGTCTCCTGGAACAATCAGAGTCCCATTAATTGTTAAATTTCTGACATCTAAGTCGCAGAGATCATGTTCTACTGCTATCTTACCAGCTATTTCATCTTTATATAGTGCATTTTTTCTACCAGCCAAGCCTAGCTTTGGAACTACTAGCCTAGGATCGCAATTAACAGTTACATTACTCGAGAAGACATCGTTTTGAATACCTTGCCCACGCGTGACATTGGTATTACCTAAAGGTGCAAATATTGACATTTTATATTAAGAAAAGTTTTTTGTGAAACTAAAACTAAAATTTCAAAATATTTTATTTCCTTAAATTAAAATGTCTTTACTTTTATATTCAAAAATCCCTGGAACGCAAGTCAAAAGGGATGCAAATCTTTCAAACGCCACAATTCAATGTGACCCATCAGCCCTTTACCCACTTGGTGCTACACAAGGGGGAGTTCCTTTGAATAAGGAAAACTTAGCAGGTAAAATTGCCGTTGAGCATGATATCTGTAATTTAGATGTCAACAACTTGACTGTGAATGGTGTATTGGTAGCTAAGGGTCCAGCAGAAATATGTGATATTGTATGTCCGGATACGTTCAGTGTGGTCGCAGAACAGCAGGTTTCTGTTGTCACCACGGCTGTCGGAGTAGCTCCGATAGGTAATATCAAAATTAGTGCTACGGGAGGATTAACTTTGGGTTCGGAAACCTCGGGACGCGAAACTGCTATTCGCGCAGGCAATATTATCAGTATTGGGTCAGCGGGAGGCAATTCACAGGGAATTAATATGAACTTCGGTACTGTTGACACAGATAGCCTAAAAATCACTCAAGCAAACGGTACTGTGGCCCAAGCCCAGGCGGGAAATGTTAATGGTGTTTGCGGAAAACTTAATGTAGATGGAGCTACACCAGTGCTGACTGGTGCTGTTGAGTCGTTTCCGATACCTAATGGGAAAGTAACGGCTAATTCCGTTGTTCTTGTAACATTGGATACGACAACGATTGCTGCTGCGGATTTTTTAATCACAAGTACAGCAAGTATCATAAATGGGCAATATACTCTTAATATTGCTAATATAACAGCAGGTACCATCGACATCGATCAAGTAATTATTCATTACTTAGTAATCAATCCAGTAGTATAAAAACTTTCTCTAATGTTATTTTCCAACGGAAATAACATTTATTCATTCACAAATTACTTAGACGCAGCTACAAAGTGAGGCTGAATCTTTTTCTGAAGCGAGTAGTACGTGAGTGGCTCCTCCTTCAAAGACTTCTTGTCCAGCTTAAGCAACGCCTGAAGCTTCTTATCCGGTACGATCTGGCGCCTATCATCAGGATTCTGGAGGTTGTTGTCGCGAATGTATCCGCAGATGTACTTGGTCACATCGACACGAGACTTCAGCTCATCTGAATTCCAACCAGTGAACTTGGACATTTCACCACTGATAGCGACGGGCTTCATAAATCCCGAGGAGGTATTCTTAGCGCGATTAGGATTCTTGCGCTTCTGCTTCATAGCGCGTGCGGTATCCTTCTTGAGCTGCTTGAGCGACTTGTTGAGGGAACGAAGAAACTTAACACCACTCACACGAGTCTTATCACTGGCCGAGCGAACAGCGTCGATCTCATCTTCGACCTGCTTCTGCAAAGCATCAAAGGAAGCAAAAACAGATTCGCGATCAACGACACGACGCTTTTTAGTGGCCTTGGGGGCTACTTCAGTAGCTGCTGTAGTCTCCTCGACCACTTCCTCGACCACTTCCTCGACGGGAGTCTTGGCGACTTTCTCCTCGCGGGATGATGACTTACTCTTATTCTTTGAACTCTTATCTTTTGAAGAACGATTCTTATCTTTTGACTTGGATGACTTGCTCTTGGAGGACGTTTTGACTTTCTTGGAAGACGATTTAGGTTTCGAAGTTGGCATTTCTTATTCTCAGTCTGTCTTTAAGTTGTGTTTTTATTTTTAGTATTTTTAAAAGAGCAGACACTTTAGATTAAAAATATTTCTATAAATAAATGTACCAAGACAACGAATCTAGCGAGTTCTCGCGCATGCCTAAAAGAAGAAAACTATCTGAAGATCTAGCTGAATTAGCTCCAGAAGTTCAGGATATTCCGAGTTTGATTGAAATCGCTCAACGAAAAGTAGAATACCAAAATTTGGATTCTCAAACATTATGGAAAATTTTACCAGAGCTCAAAAAATTAAATAATATGATAGGAATGGATGGATTAAAAACTACTATGTTTTACCAAATTATTTACTATCTCCAGAATATGCACAAAAAGGGGCAAAATGAGTACTTACATACGGTGATTACTGGACCACCTGGGACTGGTAAGACTTCTGTAGCAGAAATTATAGGAAATATTTACAAAAATATGGGTGTTTTATCTAGTAAGGGAAGCTTTACTCTAGCCAAACGCGAGGATTTCATTGCCCCATACCTCGGCCAAACTGCAATCAAAACAAGAGTACTTTTGGAATCTTGTGTAGGGGGTGTCCTATTCATCGACGAAGCCTACGCTTTAGGACCCGGACAAAAGGATAAAGATTCTTTTTCTAAAGAAGCTATTGATACATTAAACGCATTTTTGTCGGAACACAAGAACGATTTTTGCTGTATTATCGCTGGTTACGAAGAAGACATCGAAAAATGCTTTTTTAGAATCAACAAAGGTCTTGAGCGCCGATTTCAATGGGTTCACAGAATAGATAAATATTCTGATTTAGAATTGGCTAAAATTATGTTTAAGATGATTAATGAAGTGGAATGGAAAATTAATGTAAATCTGGATGATCTTTCAGAATTCATTAAGAAAAATAACAGTTGTTTTAAAAATTTTGGAGGAGATATAGAAACATTTTTATCCAAATGTAAAATGGCACACGCACAACGAGTATTTTCTCTCGAGGATCGTCATCGTTTCATTATAACACAAGAAGATCTGGACAAAGCAATTGAACTAAGTCTCAAAAACAACATGGGCGGGACTGAAGCAGTCAAACCACCATTTGGAATGTACTTATAATTTTAACATTTTATAGATGTAAAAATTAATTGATCATGTAACCACCGATAGAATTTCGTCGAATAGCTTTTCCGCTCAAAGTGGCTTGGTATCTCTTAGCAAGTGTACAAAAAGATTGAAACCACGCCCAGATAGCATCTTTATCATCGTCATCAAGCGCTTTCGATGTCCAAAGACGTTTAAAATGAATCACTGTTTCGCTACTAATCTCTTGAAATAATGTTTTGTTTTCAAGGAAAAATCTATCATCTTTCGATATAATTTTTTTCTCGTGGGGCAATATCTCTTGAATCACATGGCATAACACATCAGCGACAGGAACTTGATCTTTCATAAAAATTCTAACTATGACAAGATCGGGCTCACTTGGAAATTGGGCGATAAGCTCATCCAAAAAAGTAATAAATTGGTCTTTGAATATAGACAAAATACGTAATTGTTGTTGTGCGCTCATTTTGTTTAACTCCATTTCCTTTTAGGTTACTAGAGAAGCAATACAAGAAAATTTTTTCTTTTCATATCTTATTTCAGATATTTTAACATTCATTTCGGATCCTACCGAAATTTGTTCTTTTTTCTTAATAAGTATATTAGAAATAAATTTGAACCCATTTGTATTAGCAATGGGAACCCAAATTTTGATGTCGTAATAATTGCAGAGCATCCCTGGTGCTAAAATCATAGTTACAGTGACTGGTATCTCCAAGTTTCTTTTAAGAATAATTGAATTCACCAACGCATTAGTCTTAAATAAGATATTTCCGGTAATATTAGAAACTTGGTTAGTCCAGTCAGTAATTTCTAGTATTTCCACTATGTAACCATCTTTTTGCGAATGTAATTTATCTCGATTTTGTTTAAGAGTTTGAAGTAAAAACTCACTTCTGTCGTTTTTTATTTTGTCAGGGGGCATGAAAACAATTCTTTGAATTTTACGTTGTTCCATTTTAACTGATAAAATACAATTCTAAATTTCACTTTTGCAACATAATTAGCCCAATTAACACAAAAGGAATTAACACTAGAGGAATCAACCAATAACATTCGTTATCCGAAAGAGATTTAGGTTTTTCCGTGAAGTTCTCGTGTTTCATTTGATTATATATCATGTGACATTGTTGAATACCAGAACTTGCATTTCCTATACCTGTAAGTTTTGTGAAATCAGTAGATGGGTTATCTTTGCCTGTCAAATTTTTTCTTTTATTGCAAAATTCTAAACATTTTTGAAGACCTTTTTCCGGGCTTAATGCTGTGAAAATTCCATTTTTATTGACTGAACCAGTACATGCCGCATAAGGCCAACTAAGTGGCCCCGATGTTGGGTTCATTGTTAGTCCTGTTTGGTTTTCCATTGGATCGATTATATTATCACAACATTCTGACATTTATTCAACAATTTAAAAAATGTTAGAATAATTAAAATGGCATATTTCGCACCAGTTATTCCAGGTCTTGATCTGACCTACCAATTTGAAAAAATTCGCCCATTGCACAATAATGAACCCCTCAAACCATGCCCTGGTACATTGTGGGACTTTTTAGTACAAAATTCTGAATTATTTAGTATCTACAAATTCTTAGTAACCAAGGCCGATCTCCAGTATGATTTTAATGGAGTCGAATTTGATTCTACTGTCTTTATACCATCTGACAAAAGCTTGGAAAAATGTTTTAGTAAAAATATGTTCATGAACATGGAAAAATATCAAGCTTTGAGAATGATTAAATACAACTCTTTGTCCAGACAAATACGCATGAAAGAATTAACAAGTAGTGAAAGTATGAAACTAGATACAAAAATTAGAGGTCATCTAATTTACACCAATAGTGATGGTAGAGGTTTATCATTGATAGGTGAAAAAAATGGGGGTTCAGTAAATGTAGTCAACGGTGACATTATTGTTAACAACGCTTTGGTACATCTTACGGATAATTTCTTACTCCCAGAAATGTCATAATTTTAATTCTAAGTTAATGAAGAAATAAAATTATATAAATGTGTGGAATTTTCTTTCTTAAATCAAAAGTTATGGGTACAACTCATAGGACGGGTTGGAATGGGATAATTAATGCTGTTGAATTACTAAAAACAAGAGGTCCCGACAGAACTGAAATCAGGATTTTTGAATCCCAGGTCTTGGGATTCTGTCGATTGGCTATCAATAGCATTTCTAAAATGGGCGATCAACCCTTTTGTATGGTCGTTGACCGCGACAGAAGAGTGTCACTGATTATGAACGGTGAAATTTATAATCACAAGAAAATCCAGAAAAAATATAAGTTTCCTAACACAACGGGGAGTGATTGCGAAGTGATGCTTCATCTGTATCTTAAATTTGGTATTACTTCGATTATAGATCAACTCGACGGTGTATTTGCGTTTACATTGATTGATGGAGACAATGTGTATTTTGGAAGAGATGCTATCGGAGTACGACCTCTATACTTTAGAAAGCGTGATGGAGATATAGCTATTGCTTCCACCCCACTTTCACTCGAAGGCTTTTCAGAGTTTGAAAAGACTCGACAGGTGCCCGCTGGTAGTTATTATCACTTTTATAATCAACGCCTGGATCTAGTTAATTGGTATCAAATTCCAAGAGTTAATCTCAATACGGATTTTAATTGGCAAACTAATATTAGAAAAGTTTTAGTTAATGCTACCAAAAAGCGCCTACTCTCTGACAGACCTATTGGGTGTTTATTATCTGGTGGTTTAGATAGTTCGTTGATAGCAGCCATACTTTCACGACTTATGGCCCCTAGAAAACTTCAAACTTTTTCAATCGGGTTCAACGAAAAAGCGACTGACATTCTTGCTGCTAGGAAGGTCGCCAACTTTTTACAAACAGAACATCATGAAATTATTCTACCGATGGAAAAAGCACTCGAAGCAATCCCGGAAGTAGTACTTGCCACTGGAACTTATGATATTACAACTATCAGAGCATCGGTGGGAATGTATTTAATTTGCCACTGGATTAGTCAAAATACCGATATCAAAGTTCTTTT